AACTCGATTATCAAAGTCTAATTAGCTAGAACGCTAGAAGAACTTGGGTAGGCAATCACTATCCGACTTGCCTACCCAAGACAAAAGTCGGATATTTAGAAGGATAGTTTCTAATGGATTTAAATAGTTTAAAGCCTGTAATGGCTGACGATGGCGCTGTTCTAAACATTGTCCACCCTGAAAGCGAAGAAGTTATTGAGGGAATGACGATTACTTTGCTCGGACAAGACAGCAAAGTTTACCGCAAAATTCAACTTGCCAAACAACAGACCGCATTGAACCGCATTTCAAAAGGCAAGAAAGCCGTCGATTTTGACGCTGAAAAGCTGGCTGAAGATAGCATTGATGACCTTGTTAAACTTACTGTTGCTTGGACTGGGTTTACGCTTGATGGCGCAAAGCTAGACTGCACACCAGATAACGTCCGCAAAGTTTATGGTGAATGGGTTTGGATTAAAGAACAAGTTGCTGAATTTGTGGCGGAACGCGCTAACTTTTTTCGCACAAACGCTCCAACAACTAACACTGTTCGTAAAACAAGCAGCGTGGCTTAACACAATCCCGTCAAAGGCAAAGCGCCCTAGACGGGAAACCAAGTCAAATGCGATGCCTCCCGTGCTTGGCGGAGCCTACCTTCTTGAAATACTTTTTGAGGTCGGCCCTGCCAAGCCTATTGGCATGGGTGGGAACATAGCGATAGATGAGATTGATTTGGCCGCATGGATGTCAAATCAAAATGTGCAATTAACACCTTGGGAAGCACGAACTATCAGAACTTTATCGCATGAATACGCAGCGATGCTTTCTGCTGGTTCTGAACCTAATACGCCAGCGCCTTGGTCTAATGTTGAAATAATAACTGACGAAATGCGCGAAAAAATATCCAATGCAATGTCTGATTGGAGTAATCGCATCAATACCAAGACAAGATAACAGACTTGTGCTATGACCTGAATTCAGCGATAACGCTCTGGGCCTCATAGGATATTGCGCGTGGCAGATTTAGCTAATCTCAGAATTTCAGTTGACAGCCGTGAGGTGAAGAAAGCTGCCACAGATTTAGACCAGCTTAATCGCTCGTCAACTGGGGTTGAGCAGGGCGTTACCAAAGCATCTTCTGCACTTAGAGGTTTTGGTGCTGTTTTGGCATCGCTAGGCATTGGGCTTATAGCACGCGAAGCTATTTTAATGGCTGATACATTTACACGCATGAGCGGCCAGCTTGCTTTGGTTACAAATAGCGCACAGCAATTAGCTGCTGCTGAAAAGCAGTTATTTACAATGTCGCAAAATACTCGCGTTGGATATGAAACAACTGTTTCGCTTTTCTCGCGTCTTGCACGGTCAACAGAAAATTTAGGCGTGAGCCAACAGTCCGTTATGCGCGTAACGGAAACCATTAACAAAGCAATGATTGTATCTGGAACCAGTGCTGAACAGGCATCTGGTGCGCTTATGCAATTAGGTCAAGCCTTTGCATCTGGTGCATTGCGCGGCGACGAACTTAATTCCGTAATGGAGGGTATGCCTCGCGTTGCTCAAGCGATTGCTGAGGGCATGGGCATAACCGTTGGTGAACTACGCAAACTTGGCGCTCAAGGCAAATTAACTGGCGCAGAAGTTTATGCGGCATTGCTTAAAATGGGCGATGACATTGACAGTGAATTTACCAGAATGCCAATGACTGTCAGCCAATCTATGACAGTGTTAAGCAATTCTCTTATGCTGTTTATTGCTGAAGCTGATAGAGCTACTGGCTTCACGGCGGCATTAGCTGATGGAATAGTTTATTTATCAAACAACCTAAATCAAATTGCGCGAGTTGCTGAAGTTGTAATAGTGGCCGTTGCTGGAATGGCCGCTGCTTTTCTTGCGCTTCGTGCTGCATTAGCCGTTCAAGCAATCGCCGCATATATTGCTCAACTAATTGCCGCTCAATTTGCATTAGGAGCAACAACAACGGCGGCGGCAATAGCTGGTGCTGGAATTAGGGGCCTACAAGCCATTCTTGCATCAACTGGCTGGGGATTAGCTGTTGTCGCTATCGGCGCTGTTGTTGGCGCTATTTATATGCTTATAACCGCTCAATCAGAAGCTAGGGGAGAAACACAGAACCTTATCAATGACCTTGGTCGGCTGGCTGCAACGCAAGATAAGAATTTTGCAGCGGCGGCTAAAAGAGGTTATGAAGGCTTGCTTCAAGTTCAAAGTGAACGAAATGTTCTCATGGAGCGCAATAAAAATATAGAAGCATATACCGCAAAAAGCGGTATGGTGGGCAAAGTTGCAATTGAATATAAGAAGAATGCTGCGGCTATCAAAGAAGCTAATGAATTTTTGATAAAGAACGGCAATGCTATAATTGAAAGCAAAAAAGTCTACAATCAAGTAGAGCCACCTTTGCGAAATGTTTCTGCTGCTATTGAAAAAACTGGTAAAAAAGCAAAAGAAGCCATTGACCCACTTGAGAAATATCGTGATGCCTTGGCTGATATGGTCGAAGAAGGCAAAAAAATTGGCATGACGCCAGAGCAAATCAAGGCGTTTGACGTTGAGAAATTAGCTTTAGAGGCTGCTGCTGCTGGGCGCAAAAAATACAATAAAGCTTCGCAAGAAGGCGCTGGTAACAATATTGCCAATGAAATTCGTCAACAAGGTATGCTTAATGCCTTAACGCAACAAGCGGCAGACATACGTCAAGAGGTTTCAGAGAAACTTAAAGACTACGCTAAGTCTATTGTTGAAGCTAACAAAGCGCATAATGATACCATGACTACATTAAAGGGCGAAGCAACTCTGCTTGGCCTTGTGGGTGTTGAGCGTGAAAAGGCTGCTTTGGCTTTAGAGCAAGAAGCCTACACACTCAAATTTGGCGCTGATGCTTGGAAAGAGTATCACGCAGCGCGGCTCTCTAACATCGACGCAAAAAGCGTTATAGATAAAGACATTGAAGCCCTGCAAACTCTTACGAACAATCTTGAAACTGCCGCTGGCATGATTGGTGGCAAAACTGGTCGTAGTATCCAAGGTATTTTAAAAACAGAAATAACCATGAAGGATGGCGAAACCAAAAAAATAAGCGAGGCTATTGCATCTACATTCCCGCAACTTGGTTCAGCTTTATCTGCTGTGTTAGCTGGCGCACAAATTGGTCAAAGTGTTGATGGCTTATTTAAGTCTATTGGTATTAAATCAAGCAAAGCTGGCGCACAAATCGGCGGCGCTATTGGGATGGCTGCATTTGGCCCTGTTGGTGCTATCGCTGGAAGCATCTTGGGTGGTGTTATTGGCGGTATGTTAAAGAAAACCAAGACGGGTTCTGCAACCATTTCTCAAATAGCTGGTCAAGGTATGCAAACCGCATTGTCTGGTAACAGTGCGGCGCTGAGGGATGTTGCAAACACAATGGCTAATGGCTTGCTGAAAGGCCTTGGCAACATCGCAGAACAGCTTGGCGGCACTTTGGGTGGCAACGTCAAGGTCAGCCTTGGTATGCGTAAAAAGGACTTTGTGGTTGACCCTACTGGCGGTGGTCGCACTAAAGGCGCTGGCGTTAAGAACTTTGGCACAGATGAAGCGGCTGCGGTTGCATACGTCACGCAACTGGCAATCCAACAAGGTATTGTCACGGGTATCAGTGCTGGAGCGCAGACCCTTATTCGCGCTGGCAATGACCTAAACGAGCAAGTGCAAAAGGCATTAAAGTTTGACCAAGTGTTTAAGGATTTGGTCAAAGAAAGCGACCCGCTGCGCTCAAGCCTTGATGAGCTATCTGTTGAGATGGAAAAGCTAAAGGTTATCTTTAAAGAAGCTGGTGCGTCTGCTGCTGATTATGCCAAGCTAGAAGAACTGTATGCAATCAAGCAAGCCAAGGCGATATTTGACGCCAACAGGCCGCGCCGTGAGTTGGAAATTCAACTTATGGAAGCGCAGGGTGATGCCGCTGGCGCTCTTGCTGCAAAGCGTGACCTTGAACTTGAAAGCATGGATGCAAGCCTTCGCGGTATCCAGCGCCTAATCTTCGCGCAAGAAGACTTAAAAGCTGGCACTGAAGCATTGGCCGCTGCCCGTGAAGCAGAGCAGAGCGCAATTTCAGACCTTCGCGCTGCTGTTGATATGCTTAATTCTAATGTTGCTGAAGCAGAGGCTAACCTTGCTGAAGCATTACGGGCGCAGCGTGAGCGTCAAATAGAAAGCTATCGGGCGCAAATGGCTGACCTTGATGCTATCATTGCCAAGCGTGATGAGGCACAGGCAGCATTGCGCCGCGCTTATGATGCTGAAATTGCTCGCATTGACGATGAGATTAGCAAGCGTAATGGCAACATTCAATCGCTTGAAGAAGCATATTCAAGCCAAGCTAGTATACTGCAAGGCACGATTGACCAATTCCGCGACTTTGCATCATCACTGCGCGAATTTGCATCAACCATTATTCCTATGAATGGCACTGGCCCACAATCTTTGGAAGCCCTACGCCGCCGCTTTGCAGATGTTACACAGGCTGCTCTTAGTGGTGATACAGGGGCAATGAGCCAAGTAGTTGGCGTTGGTGGGCAATTGCGCGAAAGCATAATCGCAAACGCTTCTGACCGCACATCCATGCTGCGTCAGCTTTATGCACTACAGGCCCAAACCAACACGGTTGTCAGCGGTGCAGAAGACCAAGCGACTATTGCTGAGAGGCAACTTGCAGAAGCAAAGCTGCAAAGTGACCACCTTATCAGCATTGAAAATAAGGCTATTGCACAGCTTGAAGCGCAAAAGAGCGCGACTACTGCGCTGGTTGGTCAGTTTATCCAACTTACTGAAACCAACTTATCGCTTGATGAAGCTATCCGTCAGCTTCAAACAGCAGAGCAAGCAGCCCTTAGCGCAGAGCAACAGAAGGCTTATTTTCAAGGCCAGATTGATGCTCTAGCTGCCGTTGATGCAAGCGTGATGAGTGTTGAACAGGCCCAGCGCGAATTAGATGTGGCAAAGGCAGAGCGCGATACAGTGCTGGCCGATATTACTCAGCGCGGTTTTGCAGACCTAATTGCGGCTACACAGCAATCAGCCGCTCAAATGGCAAGCATTGCCATGTCTGCAATCAGCAATGCACAAGCATCGGCAGCACAAGCGCAAGCTGCTATAGCGGCGGCTACGGCGGCTGCGGCTGTTCGTCCTCCTGTTACTCCTCCTGTTGTGGCTGTTGCGCCTACTACTCCCCCAGTTGGCCCAACCTTGCCTGACTTAACCAATGTTATTCCATTCCCAGCCCAGCCTATCATGGATGGCGGTTTTGGTTCTATTTTTGGCAATTTTGACGGCTTGTCACTTCCTCAAAACTTTAATGGCGGCGGCGGCAGAGAATTTGGCCTTGATAATAATGTGCAACTATTTGCCAATGGCGGCTTCCATAGTGGTGGCCTCCGCATTGTTGGTGAAAATGGCCCTGAAATTGAAGCCACTGGGCCATCGCGCATTTACAACAGCAATCAGCTAGGCAATATGCTAAATCACGGCGCAACTGCTGATGAGGTAAAAGCTCTGCGCGACGAAATGAAAGTTGCAATGTATCAAATTGCCAAAAATACTGGTAAGAGCTATGACATTATAAACCGTTGGAATGGTGACGGATTGCCGCCTGAAAGGAATGTTGGCTAATGATTATTATTCAGCCCGTCCCTATCACTGCGGCAATGCTGACGGCATCTAACGTCCCTGAGACAGATGCCCCTGCTTGGACGGCTGGCACTTATACAATTGGACAGCAACGCATTTATGACCATCGTGTCTATGAGGTGATTGTAAGCAGCACGACTGCCCGTCCTGACATTGGTGCAGTTGCAACACCACCTACATGGCTAGACCTTGGGGCGACCAATCGCTTCAAGATGTTTGACCAAGTTATCAGCACCCAGACAGTCTATGCCGCTGAGATTGACGTTGAAATTACGCCAGCGGCAGTTGTCAATTCTGCTGCATTTTTTGGAATGTTGGGTAGCTCAATCACGCTCACAATGACCGACCCAGTTGACGGGCTGGTCTATACTGAAACAAGAAGCCTACAAGATAACACGTTAATTATTGACTGGTATCCTTACTTTTTTGAAGAAATTGCTTATTTACCTGACACCGTTTTTCTTAATCTTCCTGCATATGGAAGCGCGACATTAAACGCTGTAATTGATGGCGGTGCTGGTAATGCAAAGGTTGGTGAAGTTGTCATTGGTAAACAGCGTAGGATTGGCGTTACCAATTTTGGCAGTAGTGTTAGCATTCTAGACTATTCAATCAAATCTACTGATGATTTTGGCAATACAATCATTGTGCAGCGTGCTTATAGTAAGCGTGCGGATTATGACGTTACGGTTGAAACTTCGGCTGTTGCTGCCGTTCAGAAGGCGCTTGCCGATATTCGCACAACACCGACTGTTTTCGTTGGCGATGAAAACCGACCTGAAACTGTAGTCTATGGATTTTACAAGCAATTTAATATAGTGCTATCTACACCGAGCATATCAGATTGCTCCATTGAAGTTGAAGGATTGGTATAATGCCCGCACCACAGATTTCCCCGCTTCCTAATCCTCCATCTCGTTCGCAATCACCTGAGACATTCAGCGCAGATGCTGATGCCTTTCTGGGCGCTTTACCTGACTTTCAGGAAGAAGCTAATGACCAAGCTGATTATTTAGATGCGTTGGCAATTGCGGTTGATGCGGATGCTGTTGCGGCTGATGCTGATGCTGCGTCTGCCCTGTCAAGTAAGAATGCCGCTTTAGCATCTCAAACTGCCGCCGCTGTATCTGCTGCCGCCGCTTTGGTGAGCGAAAACGCTGCCGCTGCAAGTTTTGATAGTTTTGATGACCGCTACCTTGGTGCAAAAAGCAGTAACCCAAGCGTTGATAACGATGGCGGTGCGCTTTTGACGGGTGCGCTTTATTTTAACACGACATCAAACCAAATGCGCGTCTATAATGGCAGCGCATGGGAAGCTGCTTATTTGCCAGCCTCTGCGTATGTCCAAGGCCCAGCATCAGCCACGGCAGACAATATCGCTTTGTTTGATGGCACAACGGGTAAGGTGATTAAGGATGGCGGCAGTCTGTCGGCCTATGCGCCTCTTAGTGGCCCAACTTTTACAGGCACTGTCGTTTTGCCATCAACCACAAGCATTGGCACAGTAACATCAACCGAAATTGGTTATTTGGATAACGTCACAAGCGCAATCCAAACGCAGATAAATGCCAAGTCTGACATTGCATCACCTACCTTTACTGGCACTGCTACAACTGCAACGCTTGATGCCCTTGGTTCGGTTCGCAGTAACATCACAACCGTGGCGGCAAGTGCAGTAGACTGCTCTTTGGGCAACTACTTTATTAAGACCGCATCTGGCGCTCTGACTTGGACTGCTACCAATATCCCTGCCACTCGCGCCTATAGCTTCATTCTTGAACTTACAAATGGCGGCACAGGAACACAAACTTGGATGAGTGGGATTAAATGGCCCACAGGAACAGCACCAACACTTGTTGCCTCTGGCGTTGATGTGCTAGGCTTTATCACTGATGACGGTGGAACCACTTGGCGCGGCGTCCAACTTATGAAGGATAGCAAATAATGTTGGATAGAGTTTTTCTAAATGGCGGCTCTGGCGGCGGTGGATGGATTGGTATTCTTACATCTGGACAAATTGACGAACCCAACGGCATAACCTTGGATAACGATAAAAATATTTATCTCAACGGCTATACAACTAACCCAAGCACCCCTTATGGTTATGCTGTTATTAAATTAAGCAATCTTGGTGTAATACAATTTCAGAAAAAACTTTCTGTTAGTTATAATGCCTTTGGCTCCAGTGTTACTGTCGATAAAAATAATAATAGCCTTTATGCTATCGGGTATGCCTCACTAATTGGAGGAAGCAGAAGCCCAGTTTTGGCAAAATATAATTTGTCTGGAACACTTCAATGGCAGCGCGGTTTTGACCAAGCTTCAAGAGATGTATACACATCAGGGGTTACAACAGATAGCGGCGGTAACATCTATTTTTGCGGCCAAGGCCCTTGGACGGGAAATTCAAGTTACGATACAGGATATTATTCAAAATATAATTCTTCTGGAACTTTCCAAGTTATCAAAAACCTAAAAGTCTACACCAACGACCAAGTGCGTTCAGATGGCATGGCTTCTATTAAAGTTGATAATAGCGGGAATATTTTTACCGTAGGTTACACTTCGGACTATAGGCCACCCAATTACTTTCCAAGCCGCTATCCTAATACTTGGAATTTTATTGTTACGGCGAAATTTGATAGCGCAAACAACCTTTTGTGGCTTAAAAAACTTATGTCAGGGCCTAACGCTTATGGGAATGATAATGCGTTAAACAGTAGTGGCGATATTTATGTTGCAGGTCAAACAGGCTATAGTGGCACAACTCAATGCCTTCTTTTGAAATATAATACTTCTGGTTCTTTGCTATGGCAGCGAGAACTTGGCGACCCATCAAAAGACCAAGGGTGGCAAAAAATTGCTATTGATGGAAGCGGGAATGTTTATTGCGCTGGCTATTGCAATGTTACTAGTGATGCCGACATTCTTTTAGCAAAATATAATTCGTCTGGGGCGCTGCAATGGCAACGCAGATTTGGACGTAGTGGTGCTGGTGATTATTGTAATGGTTTAACTGTAGATAGCGATGGAAATTTGTATTTTTGCTCAAGCATTTCAACTAACAATGGAGATATGTTGGTTGCTAACTTGCCATCAGACGGTTCTGGAATGGGAACATATAGCGTAAATGGGACATCATTTACTTACGCTATTACTTCTTTAACAGATACCACACCTACTTATACTCATGACGCAGAAGCCTTTGCTGCTGGCGGAAACCTTAGCAATACTGGTCAGCAAAATACAAATCTTACGGATGGAAACTTATCTCTAACTTCAGTGGTGACCCAGATATGACTTATGCAAAAATTGAAAACGGCGCTCTTGTTGAATATCCTGTCGCAGAAGGTGACATTCGTCTGCGTTATCCAAATTGCAGCTTCCCAACTCCGTTTGTTGCGCCAGACGGGTATGAGCTTGTTCAGCAAACCCAATTCCCTGCTTTTGATTACACAAAGAATATAAGCGAGGGGATGCCACTATTGATTGCTGGCGTATGGACGCAAAATTGGGTTGTGACAGATGCAAGCCCATCAGAAATTGAGGCGCGAACCGAGCAGCAGTGGATGTCTGTTCGGGGTGAGCGCAACACTCAACTGGCTGAATGCGATTGGACGCAGCTTCCTGATGCGCCGCTGACTAACACTCAGACAGCAGAATGGGCTACATACCGTCAAGCGTTGCGGGATATTACAGACCAAGCAGACCCGTTCAACATTACTTGGCCCGAAAAGCCTGAATAATGGCCGCTCCTGACGTTCTTTCGCTTAAACTAGAAATGCTTCACAGCGATGTTGTGGAGGTTAAAACTGCGCTCAATAAACTGTCGGAGGCAATCACCAAATTGGCACTGGTTGAGCAACAGCAAACGCAAACGGCTGAAGCATTAGAGCGTGCATTTAAGACTATCTCTAAAATTGATGACCGCCTGTCTATGCTAGAAATGGCCGCACCAAAGACAGCAGAAACGTCAGGCTGGATGGACAGGTTCATTCTCGCCATCATTGTAGGCGCAATGGGCTTTCTTGGAACTAAACTAGGGGCGTTATGATATGCCGTTAATTAAAGGTTACTCATCTAAAAGCGTATCCACAAACATTAAGCGCGAAATGAAAAGCGGCAAAAGCCAAAAGCAATCCATTGCCATTGCGCTATCTGTTGCAGAAGAAGCCAAAAAGAAACGCAGAAAGCGTTAACCCCAGATGGCGTAATATATCACATAAAGCCAAGCGCAAAAGCCGTGAAATATAGCCCACATAATGCTTTGGTTAACGCTCCAACTGATAGCCACAGCCAAGCTTGCGCCAATTATTCCAAACCATTCTGCCAATTTCATTGTCTTGCCTTTTGCTAATACAGACTTTGTTGTGTATAAATTAAATTTCTGCTACGGCAATGAGATATTGTCATGGTGAGGCATTTATGAAACTAGCTCTTTTATTGCTGGCATCAATAGCCTTAATGGGCTGTCAAGACCGATACCGTTATGATTGCCAAGACCCTGATAACTGGCAGGAAGCGGAATGCAAAAAGCCCAAGTGCATTGCTATGGGTTATTGCACCGAATGGCTAATTAGAACTGGCGAGGCTGAAAATGCGGCCCCCTAAATACTGGTCACCTGAAGAACTATTGCGTTTTATCGTTGGCGTTGTGCTGTCGTTTACGTTGATGTTTATCGTGGCAACTGTGCTATACTCACTAATATTTGTTTCACAGCCAATGGAAGGTCAGTCTCCTAACGATGCTGAATTCTTTAAGCTCATAAATCCGATAGCTACGTTTATCGTAGGTGCATTGGCAGGACTTATGGCTGGGCAAGGTAGCGGCTCAATAAAGCCCAAAGAAAAGGAGATTAAACAAGATGAACTTCCTGAATAATTTTGAAAGCACTCAAGAAGGTGTCAACGATACCGTTGAGTTTGTCATTCGCGTGGCTATTGTCACCTTGTCTGCCGTTATTCTTGTGGTTGTTCTGGCGCTTGCCGTTGGCCTGTTTGTCTCAAATGACGTTGTTAGCAGCGCAGCTATCCTTGAAACGGTCAACCCCGCCTTTCAAACAATTATTGGCGCTCTTGTTGGGCTGCTTGGTGGCTTGAGCCTTAACGCCAATGCGCGTGACAAGGCAGGGGCTGTTGAGCCTGAAGAACCTACACCAGAGCCAGAAGTCGGTGAGTATAATCCCGTGCCGTTTGTTCGACCTGCTGGGACAATTTTCCCTAATGACGACATTGAAAAAGACGAAGACGAAGATGACGATATGGAGCCTTGGGAAAAGTATCGCAATGACTTGCGCTATGATGCCAATGGTGATGGCGTAGTTAATGAAGATGACTTTCCAGATTGGCGCAATGCTGGTGGCGTAAATGGCGGGTGACCTCTCTACCGTTGAGCTAATTGGGCAGCTTTGGCCTCTTGTTCTTGCGTTCATCACGCTGGTTATCATTCTCGCCAAAATGGACGTTCGCCTCGCCGTGGTTGAGGAGAAAATCAAGACGCTCTTTGAGCTATGGAATAATCGGAAGGACGATAAATGAGCCTTGTAAACCTTCAACAAAAGATAGGAATAACAGCAGATGGTGCGTTCGGCCCTACAACATTTAAGAAAGCTGCGGCTTTCTATAAATTATCGCCTAATCGTGCAGCGCATTTCTTCGCTCA